AATAATATTATCTTATATTATAAGTTATATATTATTTTTATATTATAAATAAAATAATTTATATAAAAATATAAAAAAGCTATATTTTTATTTGAAAAAACTATACTTTTTTTGAAAATAGCTGTAAAATATAAATCATTTTTACCATCATTTTTTTCAGAAAAAAATATATTTATAATTAACAATTTTCAAAACATAATTTGAAATCATCCAGTTTCGTCGTGATTCATTCTACAAGTTGGACAGATTCTTCTTCCACATTGAGAAAACCAGCGTTTGATACATTCTCGATGGAATGCGTGGTCGCATCCACCCCGAACTGCTACACAATTCTCCAAATCTTTTTCAACTCCACAAATAGGACAGGCTTCCTCAATTCCGACGAGTGATTTTTGAATAAATGGGTCAACTGCTTCTGGAAAATTAAACAAATTGCCATATTTCGTTTGAACTTCTTGTGTAAATGTGATTTTTTGTTCTTCTGAAATCCAATGTGGAACTCTTATACTTTTTTGTTTTCCAAAAACAACGCCAATGTAGTAAAATAAATTAGGATTCATTTCAGTATACTTTGTCGAAATATTGTGAATTTTAACGGTTTTATTTCCAATTACTGGAACATGAAAATTGTTATATTTTTTATTTTGTTCACACCATCTGTCTAAAACTCCCCATGCGTGATAAAAATAGTCTGGATTACCATGGAATTCTGGTAAATCAAAATTAAGATTTTTGAACTCATTCAAATCAATTCTGGCAAATTTTGACAATTCACGTAAGATTCGAAGTTTTTCCAGAATGAGTTCTGAATTTGTTGGGTCATCTGATAAAGAATCATTTATCATTGATAATTGTAATCTATAAATTTCTATGTCCATTTTGTAATATGATAAATATTTATATCATAAAATGTCAATTTTTAAAGAAGCAATTCCAAATAGACAACGATATTCAACCAGTTTTATTTTTTAAATATTAGACATATTATTTTATTTTGTATAATTTTACAAGAATAAAAGATTATTTGAAAATTATCAATTTTATTATAATTTGATTATTCTTAATCAAAACCATCAGAACCAATCCATGGATCAGAACTATTAGAACCAATCCATGGTTCAGAACAATCAGAACCAATCCATGGATCAGAACTGTCAGAACCAGAAGCAAAAATCTGAGAAACCTGTATCGATTGACGTGGAATCGAATCAGAATCAGAACCAGAATTAGAACCATCAAAATTTGGGTCAAAATCATCAAATTCTGGTTCAGAACAATCAAATCTTGGTCCAGAACCAGAACCAGAACCAGAACCAGAACCAGAATCAGAATCAATCCATCCATTACTAAGACTCATTTGACTGGAACGTAAAATACGTTCTTCTTCGCATAATTGGCAATGCTTTTTCGTATAAAGTGCAAATTCAGTTGAATGTATTTTGCAGATACTGTTATCACTCATTTGAGTAGAACGTATTTTACGTTCTTCTTTGCAGAATGGGCAATGGTACTTCGTATAACATTCAGATGCAGTTAAATGTTTTTCACAAATATCGGTCTTACACATTTTACAAAAACGAAGATTCTTACCGTGTTCGCAGATACCGTTACCACCACAGTCTTTACAAAGGTATTTTTCACGACCGTGTTCGCAGATACCGTTACCACCACAGTCTTTACAAAGGTATTTTTTACGACCGTGTTTGCAGATACCGCTACCACCACAGTCTTTACAAAGGCGTTTTTCACGACCGTGTTCGCAGATACCGCTACCACCACAGTCTTTACAAAGGCGTTTTTCACGACCGTGTTCGCAGATACCGCTACCACCACAGTCTTTACAATAGCGTTTTTCACGACCGTGTTTGCAGATACCGCTACCACCACAGTCTTTACAAAGGTATTTTTTACGACCGTGTTCGCAAATATCTGCACTACCACATTCCTTACAAAGACGTCTTTCACATCTGTGTTTACATAGTCCTTTTCCAACACAGTCTTTACAACGGTGTTTTTGACGACCGTGTTCGCAGATACTGCTACCACCACAGTTCTTACACTTGAATTTTAACCGACCATGTTCGCAGATACTGCTACCACCACACTGCAGACATTGTGTTTTTTGACGACCGTGTTCGCAGATACTTCTACCACCACAGTCCTTACAAAAACGTCTATGCTTATCGTGTTCGCAGATATCTTTACCACCACAGTCTTTACAACGGCGTTTTTCACGAAGGTGTTTGCAGATACCGTTACCACCACAGTCTTTACAGAAATATCTATCACGGCCATGACAACAATGATTTTTGCCACCATTTTTTGATTTTTTTATTGATGACTCTTGCATCTTTATAAATATATAAAAACTATGCTTATTTTTACCATCAATTTTATTTTTTAATAAAAACTAAAAAGTTTTTATCTCTTAAATTAATATGGAATATCTTATTGAAGGTGTGCGTAATATATATCAAGCGGATTGTAAGCGATTCGTTGAAGCAAACAAACAATTGATGGATGATGTTAAATACAATAATTACCCCACTTTGAAACCACTATTTGATTTAAAGCCCGATAATTTTAAGGACTTAATGAAAAATATATATGGGATGGACTGCAATTTCTTGAATGAATCCTTGCGAGCATCCAAGATTGATATTAATATCCAGATGTTATTGCTACGTTATTATTGCGCTTCTAATGACAAAAATGTGAGTTTAGTGGTTATGAAGAACAAGACCGTTGATAAAAGCGAGAACGTCTATCATAAAATCGAGATGAAAATAAGTAAAAAGCAGTTGGAGTTCATCGAATTACAGATAAACTTTATGCGCATGCCCTTCGATAACTTCTGTTCATTCCTTTATGAAAATCAGGCAAAATTTAAAAAAGTGGACATTGGCCAGTTCAAAGAAACGCCCCAAACCATCAAATTGAACATATATGTTGTTAAAAACATAAAGAAAGTGTATAAAACAGCTGTTTTTCAGTCAACTCATTTTTATGAATTGGTTGAAGGCGCTAAGATATTTTTACACGCGCCGAACTATGATATTTTTGAAAAACAACTGTCTTATGCATATGGGATTGATTATGAAAATACGGTCCGCGTGTTCTTTCGTGTGCGATTCTTGAAGTTTTATTTATATAAGAATTATTCACTTTACGATATGGAGTATTATATTGTAAGTGGGAGTTATTTATTGTTTTGCTTAGGGATGCGCGTGTCGAAGGATACTGATATTTATTGTTTAGAAGGACAGCATAACAAAATGATTGATAAAAGGGAGATGAAATGTAATTATGATGTTAATCATATTAAAATAAAAGATAATGATTATAATGATTGGAATTATATATGTTTATATCCGGACGATAATTATATAATATTTGGGTTGAAATTGAATTCAATAAATGTCGAGATTACAAAACGATATTATCGGTATTATGTCAAGAAATCACAAAAAGCTTTAACTGATTTATTATTATTGAAATATTATTTAGGGGAAAATATTGGAATCGAAAAATCTGAGAATGAAAAGAAATTAACTAAGTTATTTACTGGAATTAATTTGGATGTTCAATTAGATAAAAATATTGACCATATGTTATATTTTCGATATAAAGATTTTAATCGGAAAAAAATAATGAATTATTACAAAAATAAAATGTAAATAGATTATATAAATGGAGGTATTTAAAAGAAAAAGTTATGAATTAGGTAAAACAATAAAAGACCTTGAAAAAATAAAAAAATCTACGCAAAACCAAATTTTAATTGATAAATTAAAAACTAAAAAAAGACTGGCGAATGAACAAGCAAGACTTTTTATTCAACAACAACGTAAGCCTAAAAAAGAAGAACAAAAAAGTAGTAAGCCAGTTTTAATAAAGCGTCGTAAGACTTCTACAAAGCCGAAGCAAAAGCCTACGCCTAGTAAAGAAACACGTCAATTATCCAACGCATTAGGTGCTTTACGTTCTTCTGCGAATATAGTAGCTGGACCACTCTCATTTAATCAATTAATTTCTTCTAAAAATTCGCAACCTAAAAATTTTAAAAAAGCGTTATTATCTTCTTCACCACAACGGCAATCGCAACGGCAACCGCAAGAGCAAGAGCAACGACAACCGAAAAAAGAATCAAAATTTTCAGAAGAAAGAAATAAATATAGGAGAGAAATATGGATAATGTTAAATAAAATAATATTTGGTTCTGAAAATGGTATATCTGGTATATCATCTTCTGATATACTACAATTTAGACTTTTTAAAATATTACATGAAGGATTATCTCATATTGAAGATACACAAATTGATAATGCGTATGACCAATTAGAAAAATCAAAACCAGATAAACCAAGTACACGTGAATTAATTAAACAAATATTAAATGATTATTTGAAAAATACATATGAATTGACTATAAAATCAAAACAACAATGCCGTGAATTTATTAAAGTATTATCTGAATTATTTACTGAAAACAGAATTAAAGATATAATATCGTCTGATGAATTACGTAATGAATGGGATAAATATAAGACTAACAAATATAATGATATATTAAAAAATACACGATTAACTTCAGATGAAAAAGAAAAAAAAATAATCGGAAGTTTATTAACAAATATACAGGTTATTTTTTTTGAACTTTATAATTATAATAATTCTGATAATATTATTTCATTTGAAAAAAATGTATTATCTGAATTATTAAAAAATGTATTACCAGAATTATTAAAAAAAATAAAGAAATATGTTTCTCCATCTGCAACAATTGATGATATTCAATTATTATTAAAAAATATAGATGATATTAAACGTATTCAAGAATTATATGAAACATATGATAGTCCTGAAAGATATGTAGAACCAACTATTGACTTATTAATTTCATTAATAGAAAAAGCATATAGAGAGTTTGATTATAAATTTATTGATGTATTTCTGTATAATCTGAATGAATATTTTAGAGAAAATCGTAATACGAGAGAAAGACAGAAAAGAATAAAAGAAATAATAAAGAAATATACGGAATACGTAAAAGAAAATAATAATGAAAAAAATATATTTAAAACACTTGGAAAATATATTGGTTCATACGCTTATCAACAATATTTATTAAATCAAGCAAATTCAGAATATAAAACAGACAGTAATTATGGTAAGGATAATTTACATTTGTATCATAAATCTGAAAATGTGTCAGAATTGGGAAATATGTTAGTATCTCAGAATAAACCAACAAATTCAGTATCCAGTACTAAACTAACTGTTCATGAAAATTTTACATTATACCGTAAAAATATAATTAAAGTATTAGCAACAATAATCGCAAGTATGGAGATTGAAAGATTTATATCAGTATTAGAAGATATTAAAAAACATACATATTATAAAGGTCATCTAACTTCACAAGACGAAAAAACTATAAGTGATTTAATCAGCACAAATGAAAAATTGTTTTTTGATGCAATAGATAAAAAAATTAATTTTTTAATTACAAAATTATATATTAAACAACTACTATCATTATTAAATAAATTAAAAGATAATTATCCAGATTTATATCAATCATACATTGACAACGTATTAGATAAATTAAATAATTTACTTAAAACTGAATATAATTATTATGATGGATATGTTTCATTGTTATCCAAAATACCAGAAGATAATGAAATATTTACTGAATTACGAACTAAAATTAGTGAAAAAATTATGAAAATGAAAAAAATACTTATAGAGATTCAAAGATATTATAGTGATAATATTGATGAAATATTTTCTAAAATTGAAAAAGGTGTAAATAAATTTAATATTAACAGTATTAATACATCAAATATAGAAAGACTTATTGATATATTAGATAAATTAGATGAATATTCTGATATGATACATTTAGAAAATTATAGAAAATATGGAACATCTCCAAATAAAGATTATGATAATTTATATAAATATATTAAAAAATTAGAAGCTTTGGGAGAATATAAAACATTCATTTCTAAATTCGAAAGTAATAATCAAAATATAGATAAATTTCAGAATATTGATGATCTTGATAATGAATATTATTATGATTTATTAACATCTTTTATTATTAAAAAATTAAAGGAAAACTTATCAATTAATAGAGAATTAGACGAAAATGATTTACCAATTGAGAAATTAGGTTTATTATTATTAGAATTAAAAAAAATATTATCAACAACAAACAGTAAATCAAAGAAATTACTAACTTTTATAAAAAATTATTATAGAAAAATACAAGAATTATATAATAATAAATTAAAAAAACAAATAAAACATATATCGAATGAATATAATCATCCACAAATTGTTGATAGAGAAAGTAAATTAACATATAATCAATTTACGAAATTATATTATTTATTGCTAATAGATACAATTAATTATCTTGATGGAGGACTGTTTGGTTTTATTATTCCGAGTTTATTAATTCGTGCTGTATTAACAAATTTTAAGAAAAATAATATAAGTATTGAATATCAAGAAATTGAACAACAAGGAATTGAACAACAAGTAATTGAACAACAAGGAGGGAAAAAAAAATTTAAAGATATTCGAAAAAAAGGAAGAAAACAGTATATATCACAAGGAAGAACTCGAAAAGCTGCTGCACAATCTCATAATTTAGGTGAGCCTGCATTAAATGATAGAAAAAATAAATCAAAAAATAAATCAAAAAATAATGATAAAAAAGTATCAGAAAAGGTAAATGTTGAAAAAGTATCATATGTAAAATTTCCGAGAGATAAAAAATGTGAGTCTTGTAATATAAATATAACTAATATATTTTCATCATTTATTGCAAAAATAAATAACTTAATTCAAAGTGGAGAAAATAAATATAAAATGGAAATTTTTGAAATATTTATTATATTTTATTATTGTTGCGAGGATATATTCATATTAATAGAAGAATTAAATGAATTTCAAAAATTTATGAAAATATTAGATGAAGGAATTAATTTTAGAATAAATAATTCCGTAAAATATCAAATATCAGATAATTATGATTCAAAACATTTATTATTTAATATATTGTCAATAACAAATAATTTATATATTCGAAATAATAATAATACTCAACTAAAAGGAGGAGCAAATGGTAATGAAGAAAACGATGCTGGTTATGAAGGAAACGATGCTGGTTATGATGCAAATAATCAAATAAATAATGAAAGAAACGAGGCTGATAATGAAGGAAGCGAGGCTGGTAATGAAAGAAGAGAGTTTTATAATCAAAGAATAGCGGTTGGTAATGATGAACAAAGCGAATCTGAAAATAATGAAATTGATGATGGATACAAAGGAAATAATGAACAAAATATTAAGAATACAAGTTATGAAACAAAAGGTTCCATAAAAGTTGAGTATTCAAATAAAAATAAAAAGAATAAGAAAGAATATACTGGTCATAAATCATCAGAACTAACATTTATTGATTGGTTGAGAGTATATGCTATTGATTTTTGTATATTATATTTATATAATAATAGTAATCCAAATAATTTATCAGATAACGAACCATATCGTGAATTAATAAGATTATTATCAGAATTAAATATAGATATTAATAATTTTCAAGGAATATCTAAAAATACATACGTATCAAACGCTTCATATAGAGCATTATATGGATATTCTAAGAATCATGTTCCAAATATATATAAGTATAATAAAGAAAAAGAAAAAAAAATAATAAATAATAAATATCAAACGCGATTAGATGAAGAAATTAGACAATTTATTAATAATCAATCAAGTCTAAATCAAAATAATAATATTAAAAAAATAATTACCGAATCAACTTATGAAAATCTGGAACAACAATTAGGTGTAATTCGTGATGAACTTTCAAACGATTTTGATTCAATTGCTGATATTGTAAAAGAATTAAAAAGTATGAAAAAAGAAAAAGCGATGGAAACACCAGAAGGAAAAAAAATATTTAATAGAAGTCTTGAAGGTTTAAGTAGAAAAGACAAAATAAAAGCAATAAATGAAAGAAAACATAAACTTATAAGATATAGAAAATTAAAAAATGAATTAAATGATTTTTTTTCAAGAGAAAAAATTGATAGAATATTTTATTTAAAAAAATTAGTAGATAATATTGAGAAAAAAATAAAATTAAATAATAACAAACTTACTAATACTGAATTACTACCAAATGTTCGGCCAAATTTAGAAAGAGAAATTGCATCAATACGAGGATTATTACATAAATTAATTATGGAAATTGAAACCAATAAATTATATGATAAACCGATAGAACATAGACAAGAAGGAAATGAAAAAAATTACAGAAGACCATTAAAACTAACAGAAATTCCAATAAATTCAGAAAATTTAACTGAATATGAAGAAGAAAAATTATTAGAAAAAGAAGAAAATAGAAATAAAAAATCAAGATTGAGTTTTTTTAGAAATGAAAATAATGAATTATTAAAAAAAAATAAAAAAAATTATTCAAATGAAGATATTAAAAAACTTGAAGAACTTGAAAAAAAAGCAATAAAGAAGCATGTTAAAGAATTATTAGATAAACAAAATGAAGATTATGAGTTTTCAAAAAAAGATATTGAAGATTTGGAAGATTTAAAAACAGAATTTGATAAAAAAGCCATAATTAAAAATGATGAAGAAAAACAAATGTATTCTGATTTTATTTTATTTATTAAAAAACAAAAGAAAAAATTAATTGAAAGAGAACAAATAAAAAAAATGAAGAATTTTGAGAATATAATATCAAAATCAACTGTAATTCATAAAAATAAATTAGATTCAATTCAAACATTATTTGATAAAATTCAAGAAAAAATTAAAGGTCTTGAATCTGATATAAGTAGAAGATTGCCTTCAAATGAAGAAAATCAATCTAATAAAAATACATGGTTAAAGAAACAGATTGAACCATTACAAGAAAAATTAGTAAATGTTAAAGAAAAATTAAATAGATTAAAGGAGTTATTCGATTCAAATAAAAAAAAAATAAATTCAATAAGTGAAACCGAGTATAAACACGGAATAAAAAATATTAGACAAAGTGTAAATAATATGGTTTCTCAATTTGGAGGTGTTGTCGATAAAAACTTATTAAAATTACTCTATCTACGAAGCAAAATTGAAGAAAAATTAGAAGAATATAATGAAATATTAAAAGATATATCAAGTAAATTATCAATAATTGATTCTGAATTTTCAAAAATAAAACAATATGAACATATTGAATTAAAAATTAAAGAAAATGAAAGACTAAGTAATATTCGTAAATTATTAGATGAGATTTGTTTATCTGTAATTAATTCATTATTAGTTAACTCTAATTCTTATAATTTTAGTCAAGATGGTATAAAAGAAAATTTAATAAGAATATTTAGTGAATATATAACAAAAGATAGTATTTATGAGTTTATTGATAAATTAGTATTATTTTTCAATTATATTGTATATTTTGTATTAATTTACTTATTATATTCAAAATTTGAACAGCAATTAAGTTCAGTAAATATGTCAGGAGGTGTTGGTAATAACAATAACAACAATAATTTATCAAGGGTTCAGGAAGGTATTGGTAATAACAATAACAACAATAATAACAATAATAACAGCAATAATTTCTTAAGGGTTCAGGAAGGTATTCAACAAAATGCACAAAACGCACAAAACGAAAAAAATGCACAAAACGCTCTGATAAGAATGCAGAAAGGTATTCAACGAAACGCACAAAACGAAAAAAATGCACAAAACGAAAAAAATTTTCAAAACGTTCTGATAAAAATGCAGGAAGGTACTCAACAAAATGCACAAAACGAAAAAAACGAAAAAAATTTTCAAGAAGCATCGATTAAAATGGATTCTAATTTACCCGAAGTAATTAAAGAATGTGATGAAATGTTTACAACTAAAAAACGTATTAATGTATTTAGTCAAAATTTAAAAAAAATAAAAATGAATGTTGAATGTTATTATGCTTTATTATTTTTATTATTTAAAGAATTTATTGAGAAAATAATATCATATATAAAATTTGAAGATGATGATAGCTCGAATATACCCTTCCAGAAAATATCTGGTTATGATAAAAAAATAAAAATGAGAAAAATAATGCTTGATATACCAGATGAAACAAATAGAATTATGATAATTTTTTCAAATTTATTTTTTAATAAAGAAAATTTTTTTATGGTTATTGTAGATGCATTGTCAAGGAACTTGGATATTTTACAACCAAAACTATTTAATATATCAAAGATACAAAGTATAGTTAGTAATTGTTTTGGAGATGTTAGTTTTAAAAAAATTAAAACATTGTTTGTAAGTATTAGTTCAAATGGACAGTCGAACCAGATACCATTAAATTTAAGTAATATGGTTAAATTATTTAATAAAAAAGATAAGTTAATAGCTTTAAAGACAAAACCAACACAAACAGTGCCAGTTAGACAACAAAATCAAAAAGAAACAAAAGAACAAATACAAAAAAGATTACAAGCTGAACATAAAGAAGCTTCAAAACAAGCAAAGCAAAAACAAAATGCCGAACAAGAGAGGGTAGAAACACAAAGGAGATTAAGAGAACAATTAGAAAGAGAAACAAAAACAAATAATGAAGTAATATTAGATGAAACGTTTAAGGAAGCAACAAATAAAATTGAAAAAAATAAAATTGAATTAAAATCTATTAGATTAAAATTAGAGAGATTAGATAATAAAATTAAAAAAGTCATGGAATTAAAATCATCGAATAAAAAAGAAGCATTTAAACCATTAGTTAAGAGTATAATATCAGAGTTTAGCTTGTTTTTAACAAAAGATGAAAGAAGTTATTTTGAAAGTATTGGTTTTAAAGCGGATAAAGAAGTAAAAAGTGAATTTATTGCATTAATCGCAAGATTAAAGGGAATTTCAAATAAAAATAATGGCAATACATTTAGTAGTTTTAATAGTAATCAAGGGCATTTTACGAAACCACGACAAGCAGTTGCATCATCAGCAGCCGCAGTTGCATCATCAGCAGCCGCAGTTGCATCATCAGCAGAAGAACTAACACCAGACCAGATGATTAAAAAATTCTTGGATGATTATCATTTTACTGATGCACTTAAAGGAGCAAAAGATTTACGTGAAACTAAATTAAAACCACTCGAATATGATACAAGAAATAATAAAATATTAAATTCATTCGAAAAAGAAGAAAATGGAAAACCACGATTTGATAAAAAACTTAAAGAATTACAAGATACATTTCAAAAATTAACGAAGGATCATGCAGATGTTAGGGTATGCATTACCTATTTAGGGAATATAAATACCAAAGGAATGGAACGTGTAGTAAAAACTTCAATACGTACTAAGCTATTACAATTGGGAAGAATAAAAGAGAAATTATCAAAATCAATTATTAGTTTAACTGAATATAAAAAAACAATAGAAAAACTTAAAACAGATTGGGAAAAACAAAACAAAAACCAAAAACAAAAACAACCAGCACAACAAGCACAACCAAGTGAAACTCAAAGATTAAAAGAATTAGAAGAAGACTTTATGTCGTAAAGCGCAAATATTAACCGGAGGAAAATTTTTGTAATTCTTTTTAACCACAAGTTCCCACCCTTCCTTCATTTTTCCATCCAACAACATTTTTACATATGAATTTTTCACGTGCGGAACTTTATTTTCTAAATAAACAATATTTTCTTTTCCTAAAATGAAATATTTTGAAAAAATTGTGTCGATTTCTTTTAGGGAAAACTCCTTGTGTGGAAGACTACTCACAATATTATCATATTGGCTATCATCCATCTTTTTATAAATGAAATTCTCGTTTATATAATTACAGCGCTCTCCGTATTTCTCCTGCGCGATATCCAGTAAATACTTGTTCGAATCGATAACATCAATCTTCGCGGTCGCATCCATCTTTTTAATAAGAACATCCAACACACCGCAATTACCTACGCCGATTAACAATGTCGTCCCGTCCTTCTTGATGTGATTCGTTATCCCAATGCTTATTTTTTTATTCAATGGCCACAGATACTTCTCGTTCTCCATTTTGCGAATGATTTTGAATAAATAGGAGTATTTGCGATAAAGTATATAACTGAAAAATCCGAATGTTGTTAAAAATATAACCGCTATAATTATTGATATAGTTATTAAAAAAATATAAATTGATTTCATTTATTAAATTGGAATAAAAGAAATCGATAAATCAAACGTAAAACTTTTTTCTAAATAAATGTAATGAATCAGAATACAAACAAACTACAATTAGAACCATTAAAATTAGATGATAAGAATGCTCAATTTTTTGTTAATTTAGTCTTGGATTTCGTTTATAATTTCAATTCAAATCCTACGCAATATCAATCACTGAATAGTCCAGATAGTTCATTAAAACTGGTTCTTACTGGCGATATGGCGGGGAATATTTATAAAACATCCAAGAAGATTCCTCCAAAATTAACGATTACATTAGTTGGAGGCGATATTTCAGAAGATAATTTCCAGCGAATACTTAAAAATATGAAAAACGCTTTTTTTGATAAAATAAAAGAAGATGACGAGAGAGATGATTATTGTTGGTTGGTTCAATTTGAGAGGATATTTGACGCGGAATTACATCCGGCTCAGCCCGCAAACAAACCAGCTAACGAACAAGCCAATAAACCAAAAACTCCTAAAATTTCATTTAAAGTAATTGAACAAGAGAAAAAGAACCCGCAAAATCAGAACCAGCAAACATCACAACAAAATATCACTGCAAATTCAAATAAAAAATCTCAACTGAAAAGTGGGATAAAATTAGTTATTGAATCTGATAAAAAGTATGAGCTTCCATTTTTAGAGATTGAAACCACCACAGAATTTCCTTCAATCCAAGTTTACCCTAATATTTTTATTCCGAACCAATCGGGCGCAAATATTGGGCCAGATGATGAACTATCATGCGCAGTTTTACTAAAATTACACACATACGAAAGAAATAAAGAATGGATTGGATTGAATGAATACAAAAATCACAGAAAAAAGAGGAATCATCCAGAATTACCGCAAAATAACTCTGGTAAAACATTAAGTTCTTTACTTGATTCAGAATATCAAAAGAAATATAAGAATAAATTGAATGAAGGCGTGAATAATAGTTTTCTTGAAAAAATGAATCAAAATAAGCAAAAAGCATATAACGATAAAATACGCGCACTATATGATAAATGTGGATTATTTTATAGAAAAGAATCTAATAGTTTATTTCAAGAAAAACAGCGAATGTATGGAATTTATCCAAATTCAACTCAACAAAACAAGCGCGAAAATATAAAGTTTGATGAAGAATCGCAAAAAAAAATGGAACCGCGTTTAAAAAATGGAATCCGCGTAATAAAAACTGAGTTCTCAATCGATTTTGTTCCAAAGCCGGTTTATTCAAGCAAATTCGCAGAATCAAAACAAGATAATGAGCAATCGCAATCGCAACCAAAATTAGAAGTATCGAACCGTTTTTCGATTCAACCATATAAATTACAAATTAGTCAATTACACATTTCAGAGAGGTATTCTCCATTTATGAAACTGACATCGTTCGATTATTTACCACACTCATATGAGGTTGGAAACCCAACAACCCCACTTTTTCTAAGTCAGATTGAAAAAATAAGGCTATCAGAAAACACCACTGAATACGTCTTACAATTTCGCATAATTCCGGCGAACGAGTATAATGTCCAACTTCCATTTTTAGCGACGAAATGGTATATGATTCTTATAAAATCTGCGCCACAAAGCCCAAATGTATTCACATTATACGAGGAAAACTATACAAATCAATATCAATCACAGAATCTTCCAAAAAAACAATATAAATTTTACAGGCATAAAGTTAAACTCACATCAGTTGTTGAAACATATATGTCAATCGTATACAAAGGAATGACATATGTTTGTCCGGTTAGTGTGTTAATTTTTTCTGAAAGCGCAACCGCATCCGAATAATTCTAAAAATAATAATATCCGAATATTGTAGAGATGAATTTTCCAGTTGATACACGCGCAGATACGAAAACAACCGACCGCCAGTTTAGCACATATTCTTATCAACAACCAATCCAACAATCCCTCCAAAACCCAAGTATGTTCGACCGCAATTATTTCCAGATGAACCATCAGACTACCAATTTGGACACTATCCGTCAGCACAATCCCACGGACCGCCTCTTCGAAACATCCAAAATATACCTTAATTTTGGTGCTTCCGAATCTGAACTGCATACACAACATCAGCATTCCCACTTTCAGCAAACACGCGAATCTAAGTCAAATATTGTCCGCGGGGATGAAGCATCAAGTCGAGTCTTCATAGATATTCCCCATCGTAATTATAATAACGATGTTTCACAGCGTATAAGTGGTTTTGGAATTGTTCCGAAGGACACGCGCTATGAGAATGAGGCTAAGTCAAGAACGAATGACACATCAAATATGAGAACAACTCGATATTTTGGAACTCCGAGTAATAATTTATAAAAAAATCTATTAATAATTTAGATAATGAAAAATAATCAATTATTTAGAAAGCCTCCGACTCTTGATTTATTTAGCCGGTTCGCCAAAATATTCGGACTAACTGATATTAATGACTGCCGTAAATTTACAAGAGATAATTTAACTAACTATAAAACGCTCGAACGTTTCAATGATTTTTACAATGAATTGGAAGAATATTATATTCCTTGTAAAATAGATAAATACTTGAAGAATATGAATGAGAAGAAAATGATTACTGTATTAAGACAAATTGCTAAGTTATATGATTACAATGTTATAAGTAATGAGAAATATATTAATTCAAAAAAAGTTCTCCAATATTCATTGGAAAAAAATAATGGGGTTTTTGAATATATTAATAAAAATCTTAAAATAATTGAATTCAATTAGTTCCAAGAAGTTTTCCATCCAGCAAATTGTTGTTGTGGTATTTGAACAAACGTATCATTTCCATTACTACTATTTATACGATTTCCGAATCCTTTATATTGAATACGTGAAATAATCCAAGAATTATATAAATTATAGTAATATAATTGGCGCTTTCTTGGGAAGAATGTTTCTATAAATAATTTCGATAATCCTGTATCGAGTCCAAGAAGTAATTTTCTAGAAGTTCCATAAAGAAATGACATTAGAGAATATGTGTAATTAATAATTTGAAAAAAGTTAGTGTCTGTGTTTGTTCTAATATATGGTTCATTATATGCGATTTTTAATATAGTATCATAATTGATTGATACAGTATTATTAAATACTTGAAAATAATTTACTGATAATGTATATATATTATATTGGTCAAGTGGGTCTAATAAAAATTGGTCTGTATATATCAATGAATAATCGCAAATTGATAATACTTTCTGATACAAATTTAAACCAAATGGGGTTATACTTCCCCATGGAACAAGTAAATTATTACAAGTTAATTTTCCATCGTTATAGAATAAATATGTTTTTTCTATGTTTAAACAAAAAGACAGAAATTGATTTCTGATCGTATCTTTATATTTTATTTCAAGAGGATTTGTTATTAATATACTCGGAACAAACACGTTAAATATTTCTTCTAAATTTAGTAATTCTAAATTTGTGGAACCATTAACTTGTTGTCTTAAACAACACCCATATTGTGTTCGTGAGTTAATTGCTACATTATAATCTATAAATCCATAATATGGATCCACGAATCGCATGTAATATGGAACATATTTTCTATAATTTACATATTGTGATAAATTATAATCAATTGATATTGCGCTGGTTGCTTTTCTTAAATTACAACATGGTTTTATATAAATTGATTTATTATTTATTTCACTATCAGCATTTTCAATATTTTTTTCTTTTTCTACAAATTTAAATGGTATTCCTCCTTTATTTAATAATGTCGGTTCATCATCTAACATACTTTATCCAATATAATATTCTCGGGACAATACGTTAATCCTTGCGAATTAAGTGTTTGATGTAAATATCCCCGTAAATTAACTCTAACAACGTGTAATACTGCAAATATAAACTTGCTCCGTTCTTCTCCTCCACTCGAAAACATTAAATAATTTAGATTCGACATATTTCTTGGGTCAACAAGGCTAACTCCACCAACATTTTCCCATCCTACACTATAACAGCACACATTCAACCCGCGATTTACATTAATTTGGACACGATAAGTCTGATTACAGAAACTCCTGAGAATATCAACAAGAGGTTGATTAGTGGGGTCGTCTAGTATGACTATAATCTCCTCCTCCGTCTTCCCTGCTAAAATCGTTGGTAATAAATCATCAGCCAAATCAACTGTTTGCTTATTCCAATATCTCGATGGTAAGCTCATTTTATATAATATTTAGATGTTTTATTTTGCTAAATCGGAAGATATAATAATAAATATATTCTTATATCGTAATATCAAACTATGGATTCTTAATCACATAATTCATGTTATACCACAGGAGTATCAACTTCTGGCCCGGAATTCCCGCCGCGTATTGATTCTCTGGTAAGAACCAATTTGGCGTAACCATATTATAGCAATAATAGCGCCCATTCCCCCTAAATTCCTTGGCCATTTCAAGCGCCGCGTAAAGGCTTCCATAAAACTCGCGCCCCTTCCTCGCAATAATAAAGCTCTTATCCACTTCATCAACGTAAATAATATGCCCATTCACATTAAAGGGGACCGAAAAATCATATGTGTATGGGTTCGGGACAATATATGAGATGAAAGTCAGGTCAATAAGGTCATTCTGGTCATACATCTTCGAGTATAGGCCCGCCTGTTGAGGGACATATCGATAGCAGTATGTCTGGCCCTGCATCTTCAACTGTTGGGCCCAGTCAGTCGCTTGATACAAATTCGTAAGATATGATTCATCAACGAAGGCCCTCATTATAAATTTATCCATTGGCGTTAGCGTTTTTAGGTCTAAATCGAAATAAGTCAGACTATTATATGACATATTATATCATACATTTATTTCTCGGCTGGTTCGCCACATTTACTCAAAAAACACTTGCTTCCCTGATTAGTGTAATTATTGGAGAATGAGTCGCTCGTCGTGAAAGTCAGTTCGCGAAATTCACGGGCGCTGTATTTAAGAGGGACCAACATACATCCCGCTAAATCAAAGGGGAAGTTCGCAAGATAACAGAAGTCGCGCGCCTGTTCTAAATACCAAAAGCAATTATTGGAGGCCCGATATAGGCCCTGAATTTGCTCTCCCATCGCATAAATGAGTAAAACTTGGATATCTAAATCATCCAATAACATAATCTGATACTGCTTTGTGTATGAGTTGAAATATTCAAGTTGGCGGTTCGCAATCAAATCGAGGGCGAAAGCCCTGTCTTTCGCCATCTTCTGGCTCGTCGTCCAAAATAGGTAGAGCGTCTGCGCGTAATAGACGCGACTCGCGGGGCCACAGCCATCCTTGTCGCAATAGGAGCACTTATTACAGGGGTCCGGTAAATTCCGGAGGATATTGACATACCGATAGCAATAGAATTTTCCCTGCGCCTTCTGTTCTTGCCCCGCTAAATAAAAGGCGTCCGTTAATTTTTGGATTTGCTTTTGATTACAGAGGAGAAATTTAATAAACGTATTCGTTTTTTCTTGTTCTGGGTTGTAGTCTTGCTTATAATATTGAAATCCGCAATTTGCCATCTTATAATTTATTAGATATTATTTATTTATGGAATTCGGTAAAAAATGGTTGTATATCGGAAGTATTTTATTTAAGTAAAAAATATGCTCAGTTTATATGAAAATCTAAACAAATCAGTTCATATTCAAAGAAAAATCTGGACGTTTATTTGTTGAATTTATTATTTGAATGAGATGAATCTACGCACGACCACGCGCCCAAAATTTGTTAAAAAATAAAAATAATAAAAAGTCGTTATTTTACTCGCGAATCAAGTGATGTGTTATAATAAGAAAAATTGATGGTAAAAATAGTAATTAATTTTTATATAATTACACTCCAACAAAATGGAACCCCACACCCCAGAAAATTTACAATTTTTAAAAAGATTAATTATGTTTCGTCAACAGCAACCGATTGACCACCGAAAAGAACTTGTAGCAAGTCGTGTTGAACTTTGCCGACATGAGATTCGTAGAAGACGCTTTCCGATCACAAGAACTGTGCATCATTTCACGTATTCTGAACGAGAAAAATCAATTCCAATTGAAGCCTTTAGTTTGATATTCGTCGAACTTAAATGTCCAAATGGGCATAATTATTATGAGCTTTGCCTTGAATTTGTGAAAAAAGGAGAGCCACTTCAAGTTCTTTCATTCTTCACAATAGGACCTTTCTTCAAAGACCCAACCGAAGGAAATCTGATGTTCAATGAAGTTTTTGAAGACATCATCCAAATTTTGTCCGGATTACGATTTGAACCAGAAGTTTTTCTAAGAATTGCGAGGATACTTGTTCCACGATGCTATGAAGTGACAATGCATCTGGACCAAGAACCTCTCATCGAAGACGACTGCATGCGTCAATTTCAACGGTTGAATCTATTTTCACTTCCTGCTGACTTGTTCAGTCTTCCAGCAAGGCCGGAGAAAAGAGTTCGGAGTTGCCTTCCAAGAATTGAACAATTTTCCAGAGAACCAGCAGTTGAAGTGGTTGAGGAAGAAAAAAATGAAAAGCCGATTAAAAAACGGCGAAATTAAATCTTCGGATGATTTATAATTGTATTTTATATTTTATGAATATAAATAGTTTGTTGCGTCATATGATTGTTTTTTAATTCTAAAAAATTGATGGGTAAATTTAACAAAATTTTAATAGGCTGTTTTGATACATATATCTACAATGGGTAACGCTTGCTCAAAAGAACAACAATCGGATTCAGACAGAGTCCAACAAGATAATAATCCAAAATTGGATGGGAGACCAATGTCAATTTGGGACTATAATGCTTTTACAAATCCTTTTTCTGAACCAGATAATACTAGTTTTTATGAAAAGATTTATCTTGCATCATTTTACAATCCTCAATCTGGATACTTTTGCGGACATCTCTTTATTGTGGGTTTTCAGAGGGTTGATGGTGATAATGAACCAAGAGAATATCGACATTCATTTCTCTTTTTCAAATTTGACACTAAGCCGACGAAAATCACAATCCAAAGGCAGACAAATGGGGACCAAAAGCAGACAAATGGGGACCAAAGGCAGACAAATGGGGACCAAAAGCAGACAAATGGGGACCAAAAGCAGACAAATGGGGACCAAAAGCAGACAAATGGGGACCAAAAGCAGACAAATGGGGAATTGAAAATTTCCTTCATTGGAGATAAGAATCGCATCCTTTTTGAACAGGTTTGGTTGTCATCTGAGTATGAACTATCCGAAGATGGTAGTGTTCTAAGAACGATCGTGAAGAAAAAAATGATCGTTAATGTCTCATCAAATGTTCAAATCGACAACGGAGAAGGGGCGTCAGCTTTACAAGCGGATGTTCAGCCACTTTCGGTCAATTCTCGAACTGATGGGTCTGCAATACTGGCCTCCGAAGTTTCTGAAAGCGACAACGGAGAAGGGGCGTCAGCATCACAAACTGATGTTCAGCCACTTTCGGTCGATTCTCATGACAATGGGTCTGCAACACAGGCCTCCAAAAATGTCGAAAGCAATCCAGTGTTAGCGTTGCTGAATCACACGGTTTCCCAAAGATTCGAGATGTCCGCATTACAAACCGCATCAGAGGCTCTCTTACCGGTCCTCCAAAGTGGCATAGTGTCCGCATCAAATTCTCCTGCAACGGTCATCCGAATCAATCAACCTATCATCTTTTTCGCAAATGTTTGTGTTAATGATGAAAATTTATTGGTTGAAATATCAATTCCCAGTACAGTCATCGAATCAATGATTAAATTCTTTCGTGCTGTTGGCCCAAATGTTTTGGGAACTGTTTCACGGTTGATCAATCAACTTACGGGCTTATTGCAGTTGGACTACAAACCTTCCAAAACTGCCCTTGTTCTTTCTGATACGGTTTGTGATAATGGTTGCAATTTTCTTACTTCGATGCTTCATCAACTGAGGCAGAACATTTCTCTTTTGGAGCGACGGGCGTCATCAAAAGATTCAACCAGTTGGGAAACTGTTGAGCGTGTTGCACCAAGCGTTGAAGTTGCTTCAAGCAACAGGTCCGCATCAAGCACCCTCGATCTTGTTTCGAGCGAATCGCCTGAACAATTGTGTAGTCGGCAAGACTTTTATACGGGAATCGATGGGGTAAACCTAGTCAACATTTTTTCGGATAAAAAATATAACTACACGGTTCATGTAAACGAGATTAAATTTTCCATCGGACCGGATAAATTTTCTGTCGATTTTGGTATTCAATCCACTTCAATCAAAAATATTCTTGTGTATGAAATCGAGAAATCTCTCTTTCTGATTGTTATTCATACTTTTCAACAGCAAGTTTATCTTTCTGGGCATTCCGGAACATCTACTTCCCCAATCTTTGTGAAAACTCAGATAACAACCCATGTTTCTGTTGGCCAACCAAACTTGTTTGAATCAATTGAATTTGATTCGAGGAACGTCTTTCGATTTCAGATCAATATGACCAAATGCAAAAAATTGTTTGAAATTGACAACCAAGATGGAAGCATTCGGCAACTGGGTTGTCAATGGAAGAATAAACTCTAAATCAACCATCAGGTTCGATTAAATTATAACCTATCTTTCGGTTCCACATAAGGAACTTTCAAAAAATCAAATATTTTCCGCTCCGTCGAAAAATCCCCCGCGATATATTTCCCATTCTTCCGGAAGCCGTGTTCACTCAATGTATATCCCTGCTCCTTTGCGATTTTCCGTATCTTTCTACTGAAATTCTCCCCGCTCCCAAAATACAGTGTGTAAAAGGCCCTCATTTTCTCATCGCTTATCCGAATGTCCAAATGGACAACATGCTTACAGCAAGGAAATCGCGCGAACAATATGGCCATCCGCTCCCCCGCCTCAACAATGGCGACCGTATTTTTCCTCAATTTCTCAATTATATTCGCAATAGACACGTCTTCTCCAACCACTAAAATATCGATGTCATGACTGTATTTTTTACCCAACCTATATCCGCCCATTATTTCAATTTCCACCCCTACCACTTTCCTCAAATACGCGACCACGCGCTCAATCGTTTTCCTCTGGATTTTAATTCGTAAATCATCGTAATATTCGAGCCCGTATTTCTGCGCATCTGTTAAACTCTCGCGTGATTCCATAAGTTTCGGGATTGATGTTATTCCGGCGTGGATGAGCTTTTTGGCGAAGACGGGCCCAATTCCATAAACGGATGTCAGCTCAATCAGTTGCGTCAGGTATTTATTTTTCTTCATCGCTTCCAGCTTCTCCATCCGGCCAGTCGCGACGTATTCCTCAATCTTTCCGATCAGCCCTTCTCCGAACCCCTCAATTTTCCCAATATCATCCATATCTACCGGAGAATCCTCGCGCGATAATTTGAGAACTGCGTTGTGATACGCGTGATATTGATGGATATTTCCCTGCGCCTGATTGTAGTCCGCGAGTGCTTGAAAACAATCGATAATTCCCGCCAATTGGTCCTGCGTTATCCTGACTCCGCCCTCCGATTGTTTCTCTCCGACCAATTTCCTACCGAGCGCTATCTGCGCCTTGAAGTTCTTGTGCGTTTCTATAATACATGGGACATTATTCTTAGAAGCCCAATCCAATATTTCCTTCAAGGCATCGACACACCCACCCATTTTCGCGTTGAATATGTAGCCTTTCTTTAATTCGGCGTGGCGGTCATTCTTTCCCCCAAATGGGGTCGCGCTGTCGTTCAAGTGAATGACGCCAATCTTCTTCTTACCGAGCTGGTCCTCAAATTCGCGGATATATTCGGTCCATCCCCCCTTTTTATGAATCGGATATCCGCACACGAATATATGGCATGTATCAACGCAAAATTTAATCCGCTTCTGATAAGGCGTAGGAATATTGTGATACATGAATGAAATATCCTCGATGGTTTTTCCGATGTAGTTTCCCTCGCCAGATGACGTTTCCAAAATGGGGACGGCCCTCTTATGACAGCGATCCAAGCAGTGGACCAGCGAATCAATCATATTAATCTGGGCACAATACTTCGTTTCCGCCCCTGATTTACAGGAGTTCGTTCCAAAATGGAGGACGACCCCTCTCATCCCGAGCCGGACGCTTATATCCAAATCTTGAATATATCTTTTGAGAAAGATATAGTTTTTCCTCACATGGGGCGATTTCCCAAAATTAATCATATATTTTGCGTGTATGAACGCTGGAATACTTGATACGGCGTCGCAGGTCTTCTTTGTTATGGGGGTGTCAAATATTTTTCCGAGTGTTAGGGATACTGGCGGTCCCGTAAATATTTGGATTGCGTTTCCACCCATATCGATAACACTTTGGACTGCGGTCTCGATTGTATCGGCGTTTTTCGATAGACTGTAATGGGGCCCTAAATACAACATTTTAATTATAATTAATAGTATAATTAAAAATCACTACGTGATTTTTAATTCTGGAGTTTATATATGAAAAAGTCATATATAAACTGTATAATTAAAAATCGAAAAAATTGATGGGTAAATTTTTCAAAATTAATGTGTTATCGATACAACTCAAAAAAGAAATGGAAGCAGAAATTTCTTTACCAACACATTCTTCTGAGATGCTTTACGCATCTCGCCTTGATGAACAATCGATGAGGCCTTTGCCATCATTCAAAGTATTCGTTGATAGTTTACGAACAATGTATTCAAGTGCTTTGAAAATCCAAAAGGTGCATCTTCTTCTTGCAGGAACTGGGACCGGAAAGTCATCTTTATTCATAAATGAACTTTCCCAGCACATAAATGAAGTGGCCCAGCAGAACGCCCAGCAGAAGCCTAATAATCTCATCGTTCTATGTCTCCCGCGCCGTTTGGCGTGCAATATTTCGGATTATCTGCATTCTCAATATGGGCTTAATGTTGCAGTTAAACACGGGGGTGTCAAAGAGACCGTGGGCGAGCTCGTGCGTCCCGATACGCATGTCCTCATCATGACATATCGCTCTGCGGTTAACATGATTCTTTCTGTAAACCAGCCAAGTAATCGGCAACTGAGCCTTATTTTTGACGAATGTCATGAGAGCTGTTCTGAGGCGGTCATGCTCTATCGTCTCTTCAATTCGCTCTTCTTCGATAAGCCAGACTGGCTTCATTCGCTCTTTTGCGTCTCTGCAACGATGGACAGTGTTGAACTTTCAAAGAGGCTTAACCTCAAAAAGAGGTTCATTCAGGTCTCCAACATACAAGCTCCTCAGAAAACCTTTGTGATTGGTCCGAAAGAGGTCATCCCGATTAATGTTTTCGAGGATGATGAAGATAAAGCCAAGAAGCCTCTCCAAAAGAAGGGTAAGGGGAAAGCGAAGAAGACTGAGGACGATGAAGATAAAGCCAAGAAGCCTCGCCAAAAGAAGGGGAAGGGGAAGGGGAAGAAGACTGAGGACGATGAAGATGGGGAAAAACCCAAGCCAGTTCTAAATCCAAATGAGAGTATGCAGGGCTATGCGAGGAAATACAAAGAGAAGTTCATTCATCTTGTAGTCGAAGACATCATAACGACTCCAAAGCTTGTAGATGAATCGACAGTAGTAATCGTTGATGGTGTGAACACTGCAAAGACAATAATCGCATCGCTTGATTTTAGCTTTAAGCGAAATGGAGTAAAGCATGTTCGATTTTGGAACACATTTGTCCAGCAGGACTGTCCTGTTAAGGACCTTACAACGTGTCATCTCGTCATCATAGGGTCTCATATGAAGCTCTCATCGTCGATCACTTTTCCTAGATGCACAGAACTACATATCTCTGACATCATGCAAGTCGCAACACAAGACAGAAGGGATGCGACTGTCCAACTGTTCCGCGACCTTGTCCCAAAATCTGTTTTAGAGCAGTGCTTTGGAAGAGCGAATCGAGATGTTAGAACAAGAACACACTATTACCAAGGAATCTTTCCTTCTGACTTCAAGATCACCTGTCTTGAATATCCAAAACAAGATGAGGTTTCTGACTTCATCTTGGAATTCATCGATATTTCTGTCAATGGCACACCGGCGAAGATGTATAAATTTTGTTCCCACTATGATCTCAATATGAGTCAAGCTAAGAACATTTTCTATTCACAACTTCCAGTTGAGCTTCTTCTTGCTCTTCACAGATACGCAAAAACAAATGTGTCCAAAGAGAATGAAGAAAACTTTCTGAAGTCGCTCGATATTTTGAGAGCACTTGCTCATACAGTCGGATTCTTCTCGGATGATGACCACCGCGTTGTTAAGCCAACCGCATTGTCTCATGTGTCGAATGGGAATTTTGCCCAACTTGTGGGAAAGTTTGTTCTTCATATCATGAACAAAGTATGTGGTTGCCCGACAGAACAACCAGATTTAATATGGGTGTCTATGTTGGGTGTTTCTGAGGAAAAGATGAATCATATGGTTCAAACAATAAGATCCTCAATTACGAACGACGGTTTAGGTTCTTTCGCATTCAATACTCTTAAAGAGGAAGTAACGCCGGCCGTAATCATCGAAGCAATCAGCTTTTCGAAAAAACACGAGGTAGAACTTCTTCCATTCTTTCTGAAGCACAATCCCGAGTTCATTTTTCCAATCGCGACAGATGATGATGATGATGTCTTACCAGAAGATCAACTTCATAAAGTTGATCTCATGGGTTTCTCAATGTTGCCGTATGGAATATTGAAGTCAGCGGGAGAAGCATATATATCTCCCTCGTTCATTATCTCCCTCGTGAATATGTCAGAGCAACCTCAACCGCAGTGTGCGAGTAGTGGTTCTGCTCAACAGCAACCTCAACCGCAGTGTGCGAGTAGTGGTTCTGCTCAACAGCAACCTCGACAGCAGTGTGCGCGTGGTGGTTCTGCAAAACCTCATCCATCGCAGTGTGCGAGTGGTGGTTCTGCAAAACCTCATCCATCGCAGTGTGCGAGTGGTGGTTCTGCAAAACCTCAACCACAGCAATGTGCGCGTAGTGGTTCTGCTCAACAGCATCCTCAACCACAGCCTCGTGTGCATGTCGATTCTGCAAAACAAAAAATATCAGCGAAATAGGTTGATATTATTCATTTATAAAACTTTAAAACTTAT